ATGGTTCACCATACAACAGAATTTACTGATGAATACATAAATAGAGCAAAAAATATTAGTAGTATATTATTAAATAAAAATATGAAAAATGTAATGGAAGTTGGTTTTAATTCTGGATTTTCAGTATTATTAATGTTATTATCAAACCCAAATATTAAAATTACTTGTTTTGACTTAGGAGAACATAAATATACATTACCTTGTTATGAAAAGTTGAAAGAAACTTTCAAGAACAGAATAGAGTTAATAATTGGTGATAGTATTAAAACATTACCGAATGTAATTGATGTTTATGACTTAATACATATAGATGGGAGTATTTCTACTGAAATTGCTGCAAGTGATATTATAAATTCGTATAGATTATCTAAACAAGGAACTATAATAATATTGAACGATTATAACTTTGATAATTTATATCATTTATGGAATAATTATGTCAATATATATAACTTGAGAACGTTAAATATTAACGTATATCACTCTTCACATCATGATGTCAAATATGTTATAAAATAATCGAATATTATTACTTGTTTATATTTTTTGTAAAATATAAATAATATAATTTAATTTGGCACTGGGAATGGTCGTTGATTTCCTTCAATTACTAATGGCTCAGGTATATATGTAGGACCTTTTTTGTAAACATTCGCCCAACATAAATCTTTAATTTCAGGTACGAAAACAGGTGCAGGATTAACAAGATTTGTTGAGTTTATTCCAAATAAAAAAGATTCAGTATCAGCTGCGTTATAAGACATTTTGTTTCCAGGAATTTGACCAGGTAGTAATCCTGTGCCAGGCATTCTGGTGTCATATGCTGCACCATATTGCGAATTAGGATATAAGGTATATTTTTCTGAATGTGCAAATTCTCTTTGTTCTAAACAATAATTTCCTGGTGTATTTTTATTACGGGTTGATGCCATTATTATCTATTTTATAATATTAAAATATATTATTTTTAATATTTTCTAATTTATCGACATTCACAATACCTTTTTCTAAAAATTCACACATACATGGATAAAACAAATGTAAATTATCGTATGAGAATAATAGCATAAAAGTTACTAATATGTCTTTACTACCATAACTTGTATTGTCTGCTAAAGCCGTAATAAATTTTCTGAATTCATTGTTTTTAATCATTGCGTCGTGAAGTTGACTGATTTTTTTGTTAATTATTTCTTCTAGAAAATCTTGCAAGTTAAAAATCATAAGTAAATCATAGTTGTATAAAACATTTCTAAATTGGTCTTGTTCTTCTTTTTCTGTTACACAAAATTTTTCAAATAGTTTTGGGTCGTTGTATGTAATGTTGTGTCCAAATTTTATAATGTTACTCATTTCAAGATATTATAATAGTTTAAATTATTATAATATTTTTATTATGTAAATTTATTTCATTTTTTTTTCAATCTTTGAAAAGGTTGAACAAAACTTCTTTTAAAAAGAGAGAGAAACAAAAGGGTCATTCTTTATTACATTTTTTACATAATCTGTTAAAAACTCAAATCTTTCTAGATTTTTATCATTCCACCAAGAATAATGAAACCTAATATATAAAGGTATGTTATATTTATTGCGTATGTTAAACAAATCTTCTAATATATATTCTTCTCCTCCTTCAATATCTACCTTGATTAATCCTATTTCACTATGATCTATTTGATAATTCTTAATAATACTTTCTATTGTTATTGTTTGCGTTGAATAAAATTCATCACTTGTGTCATTTTCACGATAAATATGAGAAGTTGAATCATTCATTCTTGAATTACTTAAAAATAAATTTTTACCAAATTTTATTTCAGCATTATCGACATTGTAAATTGCTTTGTTAATTAATGTAAAATTATTTATACAATTTTTTTCTAAATTAATTTTCAAATCATTAAATGATTTATTATCAGCTTCAATAGAGTATACACATTTTGATTTCCTAGACCCATACATAGCCGTTGTACCAATCCAACTACCAATGTCAATAAAAATCTTATCTTTCGCTAAATATTTATCAAATATTTTAAATGTATCAATTTCCCAGTTGTTGTATACATCTCTCCAAAAGAAAAAATTAGGATCATTCAAATTATTTTCTATTAAGAACATTTCATCATTTTTGTAAATTTTTAAGTAGTTATTTTCTATATAAGGGTTTACTATACCTGAAATAGTGGAAATATTTGTTGTTTTACAATTTAAGATATAATTTTCATAAGTGTTATATAATTTATTATCTATGTACCAAGGTAAATGTTTTGCTGTAAAATTTCCAGCCATTCTTATACCAATGCCCTGATGTTCATTCAACTTATTTAATAAACAAAATGTAGTATCAATTGGAGCATAATATAGTTCAAGATCATCATCTATTCTGTTAGTCCAAAATTGTTGTTCCCAAACGTAAATATTTTCTACGCAATGATAACTTGATTTATACATCTTTTCGAAATCTGATAAATCTAGTGCAAATCCAACTTTCCAATTTTTATACTTATCTGATATTTCTGACATTATTTGAATAAAATTACTAGGTATATTTGCATTAAGTTCTAAGTCTGGATCAGTTAGTATATATTTATCAGGTAAAGTATCATAAATATGTTTATTTGCGTAACTGCAAATCCATGGACCATTATTAATATTATTTATAACTTTAACATCTACATTATTTAAAAAATTAATAGTTTCTAAACAAGTAGAAGAGTTATTAACAATTATAATATTTTTATAGTACTCTTCATTTATTTTTTTAATTTGTTTTAAAGTATTTTCGACATATCTATAATTATTATAACAAATTACTACTATTGGAATATTATTATCCATTTATACTATTTATATATTTTTAATATATAAATATATTATTATTTATTATTTATTATTTTTATTTATTATTTTAACTAAATATACTGATAATCAGTGTGTTTATTGAAATAGTCAGCATCACGCGTTAGCTCACGCGACGGAACACCTCCACGTATCCAACCTTCTGATGCAACACCTTCGACACAATTTGCAGGATTGTTTATTTGTTCTTTAATAGCAGGTAACAAAGGTGTAGAATGGTAGTTGACATAACTTTTCTCACTTAAATTTGAAACACTTTTTTTATTTACATTTTGCTCACCTTGCAATATTTGTGACTCAACAACTGGGTTTACTGAACCTCTTCCTAAATATGGAACAGTTGCAAAAGGACGTTGAAATAAATCAATGTGACATCGAGGATGTGTTTGAATGGAACCGATCAAAAGATTAGAAGAGTCATCAATGTTACAACCACCTGCACCACTTCCATATCCTCCATTATAAAAAATTCCTGGTTGAGATGTTGCTAAAGCTTTTGGATTTTTCATGGAACAGTCGGATGAAAAATAGTTTTGTAACATATAATTTGCAAACTCTACGTTTTGTATATCTGTTTGTGACTTACAACATGGGTCTAAACCAATTCTTGACATATTATCAAAGGTATAACTGGAGACATTTGACATTTTATACTTATTATATATAATATATAAAACATTTTTATATAATTTAAAAAATTAAATAAAAATGATTTATTAAATCGTTAGTTATTTAAATACAATTAATGAAAGCAAATATGAAACTAAGTAATGAAGAATTTGAAAAAACATATTGTTTTACAAAACATAATGTCGAAGAACATGAATACAAAATGCAAAAAATGATTTATAATTTAAATATTATTCATGTTCCAAAAATTTATAGTTATGATAAAGAAAATAAAACAATGGTAATGGAAAAAATATTTAATATGAATATCGCAGATGAATTTGGTGAAGATGCAAAAGATGTTCCACAAGATATTTTTGAAAAGATACAAGAAATAATAAGAAAATTGTATTATGCTGGAGTTGAGTATCCAGATATTACAGGCTACAATTTTATAAAATACAAAGATAAAATATACCTAATAGACTTTGAACATAGTAAATTCTTTTCAAATGAAACAATGGATCAACTCGATCCGTTTATTATACAATTTATCAATGGTTTGTGTGAATGGAACCCTAATTATAAATGATGACGCGGTATTATTTTAACGTCTACGTCTACTCTTGTTTTTATTTTTAAACTTCCTTTTTTTGTATGTTTTTTTATGTACCATTTTAATACCTCCAGTCATTTTACTTCCATACATTTCTTCCAAACCATTTTCGTATTCATTAATATATTCATCTATTCCATTTCCATTTCCATTTCCATCATCACCTCCCACGACTGCACCCACTCCCACACCGGGTTGTCTATTTTTTGGAGGAGGAAATAAATACCCAACACGTATTCTTGACATAAGTTCATATGACCCATAATTTATAAAATCCGATAAATCATTCAATGATAAAAACATGGAAAGAAATTTAATTAATATTTCATTTGTTGGAGAGAAAAACATAGGCATATTTGTTTTGATTTTTGGTCTAAAAAAGTCGGTAAATTCATAGGAAGTTATTTCAGGGACAAAAACAAATTCTAATGATTTGTATAAGCTCATTTTGGTTTTCAATGTGTCATAGTATATTGCATTATAACCTTGACTACTTATTGGGTTGTAAATAACATAATTTCCTTGCTGTAATAGTTTGATAATCAACGCAATCATTTTTGATTCATTTATAGAGTTGTCAGCATTTTGAATTTCAATAACGTTGTTTTCTACTGTAATTAAATTTAATCCTGCTGTATTCATATTCTGTGCTCTTGATAAATTGATTTCTACAACTTGATTAATTGTAACCTCAGGATCATTTATATATTTTTTAGTACCATATTTTTCGTCATAATCTATAATAGTAATTGGTTGTTCATTGTTACCGTGATTTAATTTATCTACAAAACCTTTTTTAACTAATTCTTCATTTCCATCATCTAAATAAGTGATTTTTTTCATATAATCAAAATAACTTTCAAACGCAGCTGTCATTTGTTTGTCAGGAAAAAATATATACTCGTGCATTAGTTCTGAAACAGGAACTAAATTTTCTAAAAACGAATAAAATTTTGGAGTTCTGTCGCTGGATGCACCTGCGCCGGCGGCAGTGTCCTCACTTGTTAAACATTCGGGGTGTTCTATAAATATAGTTTCTCTCATTCTACCTTCATCATAATCATATAACTCATCCATTAAACGTTCATCATAATCTAAAGACAACCATAAATATTCAATAGGAAGCTGAATAATTTTCATATTACATAAAAATTTATTTGTATTAAATACTAAAGAGAGAATTCTATCATCTGCCTTTCCATTATTGTATGGTTTTGATGACTCATCTATCCATTTTTTTAGCAACATTTTGGATTCATTTGACTGAGTGAAAAACATTGTACCCCCAGAAGTTTCAAACGTGTATGGATCGTACATAATACTTTCGCTCATTTTCCAACTAGAACGCGGGTCAATCCACCATCCTCTAGCCATAAAATCGACGTCGCGCAGGTCAAATATCATGGGATACTTTCGAATATACATATCACCATCTATATATAGGGCACCTCGAGTGTTACATAGTTCGAGAGCTTTTTTAATAAATAATGGCTTTGCATTAATTGCCAACTGATATCCTCCAGGTTGTGCGAATTCAGGATATTCTACAGACAAAAAATTACAATTCATATTTCTACACGCATCTTCCCATTGTCCTATCATTTCTTCAAATTTCAATGGATTTAAATAGCGCAATTCCATGTTGAAAATATCAAAAATATTTGTATTGTTGTACATTGGGTCACTAAATCCAGTACTTTCATCATGATTTTTTTTAATTCTCAAATTTGCCTTAATTTTATTGTTAATATCATTTTTTTTGTCTTGTAACTCTTTAATTTCAAGTTTTAACTCGTTTATATCGTTGTTATTTAGGTTTTGCATTTGACCTTGACTTTGACCTTGACTTTTCATTTCAGAATAGTTTTTTTGTAATTCTAATATTTGATCATTTATTATATACAACTGTATAATTTCAGTTTCATTTATTAACATAGCATACTTAACAATCAAAAATAAAATATTTTCAACATATTCCTTACTTTTAAATTCGAAATTTTGTGGTGTTTTACCTATCTTCTTGTATCTTTCTAATATTTCAAGTGCTTTTTCATTTTTTTGGTTTTCAGGAAGTCTATTATCAATATTACAATATTCATAAATAGAATTCATGTAACTAGAAGCTGTTTTTGATATAATCTGAATATAAGGGAATGTTCTCTTGTCTTCACTGTAACTTTTAAAAATATTTTTGATAATACCTGGAATTTTATCTTTATCGGCGGCAGTGTTTTTGAAATCTTTTGTAATTGTATTTATCATATTTATAAAATATTTTTGCGTTTTTTTAATAACATCTTCATAAAAAGCTATACATGGACGCGCTGTATTTTGATTTAAATTACCACGACCCCACCAATAAGTAACTACAACAAAGTTACTTGTGTCATTTACTATGGTAGGGACTTTATCTGTTTTACCAATGATTTCAACGAGACTTCCAATCATATCTTGAAAATTATTATTTACAGTGACAGACATTATATTTGAATATGGTATATATATATATAATTATATTATATTTACACCTTTTAACATTTCAAACACCGATTTTTAC